TCTTTTTCTTGTAGTAATTTTGGTATAATTTCATTTTCATTGTATTCAAATTGAGAAAGCATTCTATCATGAGTTTCATCGATAGTATGTATTTTTTCAACTTTTTTTTTATTCATTAATAATATATTATTTTAGGTTTTTATATATATATGACAGTTAATATTAAATTACCTACTGAAATATTAGGATTCTTTTTTATTAATTTATTTGGACATGATTTTATACATGACTTTAATATGAAAAAATGTGCGGGTCGTCTGGGTGGAATTCAGGAAAAAATAGATTTGATTAGTGATTTAGAAAAAAAAGGGGGTACTTTGGGAATTAAGCGTAGTAGAGATGAAAATGAAGTAGAAACTACAGAAGAATATATAGAAGATGAAGAATTTATAATAGAAAATGAAGTTGAAGAAGATGAAGAATATCCTTATTTAGATAATTATGATGAAATACGAAATTTTTTACTAGATAATGATATGACAGGTTTGAATGACTCAAAATTAGTACGATTCTTTTCTGGTTCATTAACACGTTCTAAAGCAAAAATATTACAAGTAGCAGGACATACTATACAACAAATTAAATTGTATATAATGACATGCGCACCAACTGAGAATGAAGAACAATTAGGAGGAAGAAGAGTTCAAGAAACAAATAGTGAACCAAGTTTTTTTGATCAATTTAAATCTTTATCCTTAGACACATTAACAGCACCTACACTACAAAAAGAATTGGTAGTTGATCAATCAAAAATGAAAAATGTTTCAAAAGAAATGCCTATAGAAGTAATAAATAATTCTACTAATATTGTTTCAGAAGATTTACAAACAAAAGAGATAAATAAATCAATGAATCATAGTATTCATAAAGATATAATGTTTGGTATAAATTCTGTTTTACATAATAAAGTAATAACAGATCAATATGATGAAGAAGAAAATACTTTAATTAGAAATCTTGTATTTATTATGGAAAAGGTATATTTAAATCTATATAATAATAATTTGAATATTAATCCTTATTATTTATTTCATAATAAATACATGGATATAATATCGATTATGTATATTTTTGACATTGATAATAATTTTGGTGTTAATAATAATATTTATTTTATTTTAGATCATTTTGTTAATGGACAACGTAAAACTAGTGAATTACAAGTTGGAGGAAATGAAAATAATGAAATAGTAGAAATATTAAAATATTACACAGATATACATGATGAATTAATAAATAATAGTGATAACGCAGAAAAAATACAAGAAATAGTTAAAAATATAGATTTAAATAAAATGGATTTGTTGTTACAAATACAAGAACAATCAACACCTGTAAAAAGATCTTCAGTAGAAAGTTCTATAAAAAACATGAGAAAATTGAAACCAAAAAAAAGGGAAATTGGAATTAAAATAAAAGAAATAAGTGTTGAAAATTTAAATTCTGGTAAAAGAGTAAATGTTATTAAATCTCGTATAATACAGTACTCTACAAAAATAGTAAATCAATTACACGATATAGCAGTTGGATATAAAAATTATGAAATTAGATTAGAAAATGAAGATTCTAGTGAGGATGTGTTATCTATTGAAAATAAGGAAGCGGTGCAAAAAATTAATTATATTATTGCTAAAAAAGGTTTAGAGGTTATAAATAAGGATAATTTTATTAATAATAATATAAATGATAATAATTTATCTATTTTTATAAATAAACAAATAGAAATTTTAGATAAAATTGCCCATAACAATGAACATAAATTAGGAACTATAGATGAAGATTTAAAAGATTCTTTTACTGATTATTTGATAAATGAAAAATTACCTAATAAATATAAATTGATTCAAGGTGAAGAAAATATAATTTGTAATTTTGGTTCAGATAGTAAAATAATAAATAATGCTGCCGATAAAGGCGCATATATTAAAGATGATATAATTCTGACTCAATCAAATATAGTATGTCCAATGGCGTCTGTTATTGACGCGATGGGGGGGTTTGGATCCTGTTCTGGAAAAGATAAAATAGTTGAAACTAAAAGTAATATGAGTTTTTTATTGGAAGATAACAATGCGTTTCAATATCAAGGGAATATTTATGTAAAACCGAAAAATCGTATTGTAGTAACATATACAGCAATATATAATGATTTTGTTTTACCACGTGAAGAAATAACAATAGATATTAAAAAAGAACCAAAATATTTATCCGCTGCAAATGCTTTAGATCGCGTGATTGATATTATTATCGAAAAATGGAAATATAAAAAAGGTCAAGATAAATGGAAAATGTTAGAAGAAACATTTATATATTATGAATTATTAAAAAAATGTTCAAATAAAGGTGTAGGTGATTTTTTTCAAGAGATTACTACTATTGCAAAGGGTGGAGCATATGTAAATCCATTAGAAGGACCACGAATGGGTGCTATGGGTGATCAACCTTCAGGCGTAAGAGCAGCAATGATATTATATAAGGCAATGTCTGGAATAGGTGATGAACGCATGATTGGATTTTTTTCAAAAAATACAAAGAATAATGTAATTGTTTTAAAAAGCAATAAATTAAATAATTATAATGGTTGTGTATCTGAAAAATGTTGCGGTACAAAAAGGCAAAAGGTTGCTAATAGTAGTTCAAAAAAAAACAAAAAGAATACAACACGTAGAACAAAATAATTTTGTTAAGAAAAGTAAACTCGTAAAACTTTATAAAATTGTATATGTAAAGATTATATATGCCAACTAAAATAAATATAGATCTACCATCAAGTATTAAATTTGATAAATCAACTTATCAAAAAATGATATTTATTATAAATACTTTAGAGAAAGGGTGGACTATCAAAAAAAAAGATGATACCTATATTTTTACAAAAAAACATGAAAATCGACGTGAAATATTTCAAGAATCATATTTAGAGAATTTTATTCAAAAAAACAATGCATTATAATAATTTTTGTTAATAAATATTATTATATTATTACTTATGGTAACAAAATAAATAACTTATTTGTAATAAAAAAATTAACGCATTTATCTAGTAAAATATCATAAAAAAATATTTAGGAATATTCGCTTTTTTTTGAAATTATTTTCTCTAGTAAAGATATAGAATAGTATTCTAAGATGGCTGGTGGACTTATGCAATTAGTCGCTTATGGCGCACAAGATGTGTTCCTTACAGGAACTCCCGAAATTACTTTCTGGAAGGTGTCTTACAGACGCCATACAAATTTTGCTATGGAAAGCATTGAACAAACTTTCTCTGGCCAAGCCGATTTTGGTCGTCGTGTAACATGCACCATTAGTCGTAATGGTGATCTTGCTTACCGTACATACCTCCAAGTTACTCTTCCTCAAATATCTAGCTCTACTGAAACTAAGTATGCTCGTTGGTTAGATTGCCCTGGAGAACAACTTATCTCCCAAGTTGAAGTTGAAATTGGTGGTCAACGCATTGACCGTCAATATGGTGACTGGATGCACATCTGGAATCAATTAACTCTTTCCAGTGAACAACAAGAAGGTTATAACAAGATGATTGGTAACACCACACAACTTACCTACTCTACAAATCCTAATTATGAAGATTTAGATGGACCTTGTTCTGCTGGTGCTGGACCTGCCCAAGTTTGTGCTCCTCGCAAACATCTTCCCGAAACAACTCTTTATGTTCCTCTTATGTTTTGGTTTTGCCGCAACCCCGGACTTGCTCTTCCCTTAATTGCTCTCCAATACCACGAAGTTAAGATTAATATTGATTTCCGTCCTATTGGTGAATGCTTATGGGCAGTCAAAGCTGTTGGTCAAACCGACAATTCCCAAACTGCTAAGGATGCTTACCAAAACTCTTTAGTTGCTGCTTCTCTCTACGTTGATTATATCTTCCTTGATACCGATGAACGTCGTAAGATGGCACAAAACCCTCATGAATACTTAATTGAACAAGTTCAATTCACAGGTGATGAATCTGTTGGTTCTTCTTCCAACAAGATTAAACTTAACTTCAACCACCCTTGCAAGGAACTTGTTTGGGTTGTTCAACCTGACGCTAACGTCAACTACTGTGATTCTTTAGTTGGTGGTAAAGATACTTACGCCACTTACGGCGCTCAACCTTTCAACTACACAGATGCTCTTGATATTCTTCCCAATGCTCTTAGCGCTTTCTCTTCCGCAGCAAGCGCTGAAGGTACTGACAAGGTTGTAAACGCCACCGGTAACGGATTTCAATTTGCCGCTGCCGTAGGTGATGCTGATGCTGGAAGTGGTGTAACTGATGCTGGAGCTTTCGTTCTTGCCGAAGCTGCTAAGGATATGCACTGCTGGGGTGAAAATCCTGTTGTTACCGCTAAGCTCCAACTTAACGGTCAAGATCGTTTCTCTGAACGTGAAGGATCTTACTTCGACACTGTCCAACCTTACCAACACCATACTCGCGCCCCTGACGCTGGTATCAACGTCTACTCATTTGCTCTTCGCCCTGAAGAACATCAACCTTCCGGTAGCTGCAACTTCTCCAGAATTGACAACGCTGTTCTTCAACTT